TGGGCGACCTCGTCAATGACCGCGCCGTCGAGGCGGATGCCGCGCAGGGCGTCGGGATTGTCGCCACCGAACAGGCGAATGGTCGCGCCGTTGTGCTTGAACGTCACGGCGAGATCGACCTCGTTGACATCGACCGCCCCGGTCGCGCGCAGAGGGCCGAGCTTGTCCTTCAGTCGCGCCCACGCGATGGCCTTCGCCTGTTTCAGGAACGGCGCGACGTACACGAAGAACCCCAGTTCCCGGCTGCACTTGACAGCGCGGTTGATGAGTTCCATGATTGCCAGCTCGGTCTTGCCGGCGCGGCGGTGCAGCACCAGGACGGTGAACCGCCGCTTCAGGAGGTGGCACTCGCGCTGCCACGCTCGAGGCGCATACGTGAGTTCAATGTCCGTCTTCGGCATCGGGGACGTTGGTCTTCAGGACGATGCTGACGCCGCCGGCGTGGTCGACGCCGACCCGGTCGCCGTACTTGCGCGGGTTCCACTTCGCGAGCAGCTTCAGGCGCGTCTCGATCTGGAGCTTGCGCCATTGCACCTCGACGGCATCGCGTGGCCGGGTGTCCGACAGCACCTGGCATTGCTCGGCCAGCGCGTCGTGTCCATCCTCGCGCGCGCGCGCGATGCGTAGGTTGATGTCCTCGTACTCGTCCATCCAATCGTAAATGACTGTGAAGTGCGGCTTTCCTTCCTGCCTGCACCACTCGCGCAGGGGCTTGCCTTCCCCGATCCACGCGACCAGTTCGTCAAGCAGGCGCGTTCGGTCTTCCCTGCTCCACGCGCTTCCATGCTTTGGGGGTTGCTGCCCTGCGCTGGTAGCGGCAGATTTTCTTGACGGTTTCAACGTGGAGTCCGAACTGCCTTGCGAGGCGTCGGTAGCCGATGCCGTGGTCTTCGTGGAGTTCGCGGATGGCGTTGACGGTTTCGTCCGTGATCGTGGCATTGTGGTGTCCCTCCCCGATTCGTCTGCCGTTCTCGTTCACGGCGACCATCTTGGTTTGCCCAGCAGGGGGGCTAGAAGGCATCAGGATCGCTTCCGTGCCTTCCGGCGGGTGTCGGCACGGTTGAACTCTCGGGCGACCTTCTGGGAGATTCCCGCGCGCTTGGCGAAGGCGCTGCTGTGGGCGGCCGCTGCCATGAACTTGCGCTGCTTTGGTGTCTTGCTTGGCAATGGGTTCAGCTCCTGCGCTGGAGGACGAGGTCGAATCCGGCGGCGTTGGCGATTGTCAACACCGAGTCGAACGCCGGCTTTCGGCGACCGATGACGGTTCCGGGAGAACCGAGCAGGCATCGGACGGTGTGTGCGCGGAGGAGGCCGGCGGCCTCGAGCTGACGGGCGAGTCCGCTGCGGGTCATGCCCTGGGAGGCGACCTCCTCGGTGACCGCCGTCTTGAAATCGTCATACGAACGGATATGCATATGCGGGAGCATATCAATCGGGGTCGACGAGCTGCCCGAAATCTTCGCTCGTTGCAGCCCATACCACGCGAGCGGTGCCTGGGCCGAGGAAGTTCTGCTCGATGTTGTCCGTCACGAACGCACGTGCGTCGGGCATTGACATGTTCTCGTCGTCGCGCAGACGGGCGGCGATCATGTCCCCGCTGTAGACGGCGACCGGGACTCCATGCTCGTCGGGCGGCAGCGGAAACATCTTGCCGAGCAGGCAGTCGTCTAGGCCGCCGAGGAGAATGGCTGCCGGCTGCTTTCGTCGACGCTTGCCCATGCACCGCAGTTTACCGAGGGGTCGGCCATCTCTCGGGATTTCTGCGGCAGTAGTCGACGGCGACCGCAAGGACGCGGCGCGACTCGCCCACGGGCATGCGCTGGCGCACGGCGTCGATCTCCGCAGGCGTCGCGGTGGCGAGGACGTCCTCTGCCCATGCCTCCCAGTCGGCGACCTCGGCGTCGGTCAGCGGCTGCACGTAGGCGGCATCGCGCCGGGTTCGCTCGGTGTCGTGCGTCGACGTCGACGCGCCGACGAGCGGGGCGGTGAGCTTGCAGTACGCGCGGTTGATCGCCGAAACGGACGGCTCGCGGCGCGACTGCATGGCGTTGTCCTCGATGCACTTTCGCAGGGTGTCCTGGTGCAGCAGTCCCCATCGGTCGTTCAAAAGTCGGGCCTGCTCGTCGGTCGGTCGCCACTTCGGCCACAGGGATGCCATGAGTCGCTTGTTGGTCGGCCAGGTGATTTCGTCGGTCATCGGTGTTCCCTTCGCTCGGTTCGTCAGAACGGAATCCAGTTCGGATCGGCTACTGCCTTGTCAAGATCCCTGCGCCGCAGGCGCTGCCCCCCCTTTGAAGGGGGGGCTTTAGGGGGGATTGGTATCTGACTATGACTGTGACTAGCATTGCTCGCGCATATGCGGTCGCATTGCGGTCGCATTGCGGTCGCATCTGCATCAGCATCTGCGGGAGCATCTGCTCCGGCATTGCTCGCGCTTTGCGCGCGCTTCTGCCACGACGCTGCCGCCGCGCGTTTCGCGTTGTCGGAGCGGGACTTACAGATTCCACGGCATTCCTCGAGCCGCGCGTTCACCATTCGGTCGCTGTCAACGAGCGCGAACTTCGCTCGCACGGCGTCCCAGTCTGCGTCCTGCATCTGCTCTGCGCCCGCTATGCGCGCGCATTGCTCGCGCATTGCGGGTGCATGCCCGTTCGCCCATTGGTAGGCCAGCAGCGAGATGTAGATCCCGCGCTGGGTTGCGTTCATCCCGATCACCGACAGCGTCCAGTCTGCTGCGTAGAAGGGGAACCACGGATAGTTCGTTGCCATGCGATACCTCGAAACGACCGGGGTGGGGCAGGGAGCGGGTGCAGCGCACCTACCCCACCGCCGGCCTTTGGGATGTTGAGCAGTTGCACCCGCTCTGCGATCAGTATACCATCTCGTTCGGCGCGTCGGCGAGATGCCCAGGATTGTTTCCTGTTCGCCGCGCGCCGCTACGGGTAGCCACGGACGGCTCCCACCTTTGCCCCCGGATGCGCCCCGCAGGATCGCAAGATTCGCGGGGCGTTCTTTCTATGCGCGTGACACTCACGGAAACCGAGGCGCGAATCTGCAAGTGGCTTGCGGAGCAGCGGTTCACCACCGCTCGCGCCGCCGGCGTGAAGGACGCGCAGCTCGGGCCGCAGGCGAGCGCGCAGACGGATCTCGACGGCATCGCCGGCGAGTTCGCGTTCTGCAAGGCGGTCAACGTCTGGCCCGACATGACCATCGGTGCAAGGCGCGGAGGCCACGATGCGCTCCTCAACGGTCTGACCGTCGACGTCAAGACGACGCGCGTCGAGAGCGGACATCTGCTTGCCACGCTCGGGAAGGCGTCGACCGCCAGCGACATCTACGTGCTGGTCGTCGGGACGATCCCGTCGTTCCGCATCGCCGGATGGGCGACCGCGCATCGGCTGCTTCGCGCCGAGAACGTCAAGGACTTCGGGCATGGTCGCGGCTACGCGCTCGGGCAGCGCGACCTTCGACCGTTCGAGCAGCTGCGGAAGTGCTGCACTTGTGAGGATCTGTAGCACTTTCGCTCCATGCGGCGAGGTTGCATCACGCATGCAACATGGTGCAACATGGGACACAGCGGCGCTTCGCACCGCCTGTCCCCGGCGAAAGGTTGTTGCTACCCCAACGGGTGATCGTCGCGCCGGCGTACCTCGCGGCCTTCAGGGCGCGCCCGTGCGGGTGGTTGGCGTCGACTGCCGCAGACCCGCGTCCTCGCGAGCGTAGTATACGCGCACGATGCCACGCCACGCTTCTCTCCCGTATCACCTGTACGTCAACGTCTGCAACTCGGCGCTCGGGCCGAACATGCCGAAGGGAACGACGCGCGGCATCTGGCACGCGGCGTACTGCCGGCCGGGACAGGCGATGCTCGCGCACGTGCTGCTCGAGAGCGGCGCGAACTGGTGCGGCGTGCCGCTGCATCTGATGTCCACCTTGACGACGTTCGGCAACGGCATCGACTCGCTCCAGCCGTGGGGCGGCATGGGCGAACACCTTGAGGTCGTGCATCTGACCTACCTCGAGGGGCTGCTGTGCATGGGCGTGAACCGCAACGACGGATTCACCGGCCGGCACACCGGACTGACGTTCGACTGGTCGGACGGGTTCAGCCGCTACCCGCAGGAACACAAGCCGCTGAACCTCATCGAGCGCGGCGACGGGCAGTTCATGCTGCTCCCGAACAACCACGTGCAGTACCTCGACAGGCACTTCACGAAGTTCTCGAAGGGTTCCGAGGACTTCAGGCACTACCGCCGTGGTGAAGAGGTCTACTGGCTCGACTGACGCCTGTAGCCCAGGCGATACAGCAGCCGGCTGACGTCGTTCGCGGTCTTCGTCACCGCGTCCTCGTCAAGCTCCGGGCGCGAGGCGTGCAGGGCTTCGTGGACAATCGTGTCGAGCATGTCCTCGGCCGATTGCCCGAGGCGCACGCGGATGATGCGCGACTCCAGGTTCATGCCGAAATCGACCTCGCCGTCGTTGCGAAGGTTCGGCACGAAACGCAACTCCCAGTACCTGCCGCCGAGTCGGACGCGCATGGTCGGATCACTTGAAGCCGCGACGCATGGCCGCGAACGCGGCGGGACTGACGGTCGACTTGGACTTCGACCTGCTGGTGCCGGCCTTGCGTCGTGCGTTGATGTTCGCGTACAGGCCGCGCTTCGCTGTCTTCTTCGCCATGTTCAGCTCCTTGAGGTCTTGCCGCTGCACTTCCACTTCGCGCGTGACAGTCGCAGCGGACTGTTGGGGTTCTTCGCCGCAGCCGGGTGCGACTTCATCTGTGCGAAGCTGCGCGCGCAGTAGGCGTCGCCCTTCGCGGTTCCTGGCTTGATGCGGTCGCCGCCGCCCTTCGCCTTGCCGGCCTGTCCGTAGGAAACCTTGCGCGTGCGTCCCGTCTCCGGGTTCCGCACGACCTTGACGAATCGCTTGCCCTTTGCTGGCGTCGGCATGTGTGTCCTTCTGAAACGGCTAGTGTGCGTCCATGATGTCCCACGCGATGCGCGGGTGACCTCGAGAGCGACCGCCGTGCTGGTCGTTCTCCGTCTCCCATCGTATGAACAAACGCACCCACTTCGCGCGCAGGCTCGTCGGCCCCGGCCCCTTCTCGACGATCCATCCGCCCGAGCCGTCGCCCCAATCCTGCTTGTAGGTGCCGCAGCGGATGAAATCACAATGCCTGTTCCTGATCTCGTACACGCCGTTGCGAGTCTCGAGGTACTCGCGAGCGACGCCGACGATGTTGGAGTGGTGGTTGTGGCCGACCGCGATGCAGTCGACGCCCTCGAGCCACGACATCATTCGCCGGCTGTCAAGGACGCCCATCGACATCGGTGCGCCGCCGCCCGAACCGTGGTGGTATCGCATCGTCCAGGTGAGCTTGCAGTTGTTGACGCCGACGCGCAGCTTGAACCAGCCGCCGTAACCGCCTGCCCCGATCTGCGACCTGGGATTGATCGACTTGATGGCGCGGACGAGGTTCGTGGTCGGGCAGGTTTCGTGGTGCTTCAGCCACGCGGATTCGTGATTGCCCTGCCCCATGAACGCCCAGTTCTGCGCGTATGGCGCGTAGCGTTCGGCCGTCTCGTTGATGACGGCGTCGAAGTAAGCGGCGGCAGCGTGGCTCGAGCGGAGCATCGCTTTGGACTGCCTTCTATCCGAGACGCCGCACATAAGATCGAGGCAATCTCCGAGATCGCAGATGATCGCGCCTCGCTCGACGGCCTCGCGCAGATGCTTCTCCTCGAGCGCCCGGTCGCACTTCGTGTTGTCGGTGTGCGCGTCCGAGCGCAGGAGAATCCATTGCTCCCACGACCGGAAGTTCTCGCCGACGCAGTCGACGATGTGGATATTCCGTCCGTGGTGGGTGACCGTCCACGACGGCGCGGCGACCGTGCCGGCATTCGGCTTCGCGCGGCGCACGGGCTTGCTGGTCTGGCCCACCGCCTGACCCTACCACGGGTTACGGCGTATCCGAGATTCGGAAAATAATCTTCAAGATTCTTGAAGGTCTGCGTCTTGACAGCCGATATACGACTGCATAACTTGCCCCTGTCAATGAACGGCACGTTGCCCGACATTGACGGACAACAGAGGAGACAGCCATGCAGGTGATGACCGTCAACCGTGGACTCGAGAACCCCGTGATCCGCAACCGACACCGCGACGTCCTGCTCACCGCCGCCGAGCAGCTTGCCACGCCGTCCGCGAGCCGCCTGGTTCGCGCGCATCAGGCGTTCAACCACGCCGACTACGACAACACGCCGGCGTTCGACGCCGTCGTCGAGGAACTCGCGCAGGCCGAGGACGCATTCCTCGCGCTGCACGGCGGAACGGAGGTGCGCCTGTGAAGTCGGACACCGCCGTCACCATCGACCGCATCTTCGAGATGGTCACCGTCCTGCACGCCAAGCCGCTCACGCGCGCCGACCTCGCTCGTCGCTGGAACATCACGCCGAGGCAGGTGTCGAACATCGTTCTCCGCGCCCGTGATTGGTGCAACGTGCAGATCGAACACGAACCCGGCATCGGGTATCGCGTCGTGAATCCCGGCATCCTCAACCCGAAGGCGGTGCGCCGATGAACCTGTTCGACGCAGCAGAATCGGAACGGCGCAAGGACGCCGGCATGGCGCTCGCCGCCGACAACCGCGAGGCGATCCTCGAGGTCGCACGCGAGCGCGCGCGGTTCGTCGCCCGTGAGCGTGGCGAGGTGTCAATGGACGACGTCGCGGCCGCACTCGTCGTGAACGGGTACGACCCGGCCGAACTCGGCAACGCCGCCGGCAGCGTGTTCCGTGGCCGCGAGTGGGTGTGGACGGGGCGCTTCGTCAAGAGCGCGCGCGTCGCCAGCCATTCAAACCTTCTCCGAGTCTGGAGGCTCGCATGAGCGACCGCATCATCAACATCGAGCAGACGCTCGACGTCTTCAGCTCCGATGTCGGCAACGACATCGCCGACTACGTCGCATCCAACGACATCACGCTCACCGTGTCGGCGCGTTGGATCGAGGAGGAGTACGAGCTGCACTCGACCTGGGGAAGCCTCACCAAGTTGCGCCGCTACCGCCTGTCGGATTGGACGATCCTGTCCGTGAACCTGAACGGCGTGCCGCTCACCAACGACAACATGCCGAGCGAGTTCCCGATGCAGGCGGTGATCCAGGCGATGGACGGCAAGCCGATCCGCGAGCAGCTCGAGTCGCTCGGGCCGAAGGCGAGGCGCAAGTGAGCAGCCTATTTTCACATCACATCGAAAGACAGCAACGCCTCGATGACCTTGCGAAAACTCTGCGTGGCATGTCATCACTCATTGGTCTGCATGGTTGGTATCAGTCGAACAATGTATTGCTCGAGGCTGCCGATCTTGCGGAGGAGGCTGCTGCAATTCTGATCGGCGAGCGCATCGCCGCATACGAGCAACGGGGTCGCGTTGACCCCACCCCCGCCGGAACAGCCGGACTTGCGCCGGCGGGGGACTTGAACCACGAAGGAGATCGTCATGGATGA